TTGATTTTTTATTATTAAATATATACGGTTTAATAAAAGATTTAGCACATTTAAAATTACTAAAATATAAAATTAATAAAATTATTTTTATATATTTAAACATATTTTAATTATCTAATATAATTTTATATTTATATAAAAATAATTTCGAATTAATTAGAATAAGCAAGACCACCCATACCAGATAATATACGTAATACATTATAACTAACGGCATAAACACTTATTAAACCATTTACACTGCTTGCTACTTGTAAATGAGCGCTATCAATACGAGACATATTAAGAGTGCCTGATGGTTGATGTTCTTCTGGTTTTAATGCAAATGAATATACATTAATACCTAATTTATATTGATTAGGAGTATTTTCATGATGTTGATAAGGTTGTACTGCAGAGAAATACATACCATCTTTTTCAGAAAAACGATCATTGCCATTAAGTTGTAATTTAGCTTTTCTAACAGGATTCGTTGGTAAACTAATAAGTACATCATTTGTATCCGCCACTGCTTGGTCATCGCTTACACCATCCGATGTAATGTGATTATATTGATTAAATGAATCACTTGAGAAATTATTCCAATATGGTTTGCTTTCACTATTTGCAATTTCACCAATACCAAAAGTTGTTGTGCCTTGGCCAGTTTTACTGTCAGGTTTAATAGTCCATATTAATTCTTTAACAGGGTGATTGAAATTCATTCTAACGCTCTTAAGTGCATCACCCAATGATTCAGTAATTTTGTCAGCACCAGTAAATTGTAACTGTTCAATTAAATATTCATGAGATAATTGTGCGAATCTTCTACGTTCATCAGTATCTAAAAAGATGTAATCTACCCATAATTGAGATGTTTCCATTGATAATGTTCCACCTTTATTTGCAGCATTAGCATTATCAGTAGCAATTTTAGTATCTCCAGTATAACTAAAATTACCAGCGGTTTGATCTATTAATTCACTAGAATTAGCATATTCTATATTAATTTTAACTTCGTGATATTGTAAAGCAATTAATGGTAAAGCTAAACCTACATTACGACAGAACCAAAATTCTAAAGGTATATATACATCCACTTCTTCGCCACCATCAAGTAGAACAGATGTATTTCTTTGACTGCCTCCAACCATAACATCATAACCGGTTTTTTTACCAATAGGCATACTTAATTCATTCCAAATATATAACCATTCGGAATAATGTTTATCAATACGCTGTCCGCCAATTTCTAATTCGATATTTTTAAGTAATCTTAAACCATAATATGGGACAAGTGCCAATTTAGTTCCTGAACCAGAAGTATTTTTTAAAGTAGCCTTGAAATATATTCTATTAATTAAATCACCATTGCGTGTTACCAATACGCTAACGCGAGATCCGATACTCGGATTACCATTAAAACTTTGTTCGATTGCTTCCATCGCAAAATTAGTGTGACGACGATAAACTACTTTAAAAAAAGTAATTTGTGGATTACCTGTTAAATATACATCTTGTGCACCATATGCTACGAGTTGAAGAAGACCACCACCCATTTGTTTTTAATTCACTTTTATAATATAATAGGAGAAAAAAAAATATTATAATTAAACTTAATTACTATAAGCAATACCACAATTAAACTTAATTACTATAAGCAATACCACCCATACCCGATAATATACGTAATACATTGTAATTTACAGCATATATAGAAACTGACTTACCTGCCCCCCCCGCACCAGAAACATAATCTAATGATAATGTTGCTGAATCGATACGAGACATATTAAGAGTTCCGGATGGTTGATGTTCTTCTGGTTTTAATGCAAATGAATAAACATTGATACCAACATTATTTGGTACATTTTCGTGATGTTGGAATGGTTGTACTAAATTAAAATATTTACCATCGCGCATAGCAAAGCGATCATTACCGTTTAATGTTAATTTACCTTCTTTAACAGTATTGGTTAAACCTGAATTCGGACCTATTAATGCATTAACGCCATCATAACTAGTAGATGTCGCTTGTGTAACAGCAGCTGCACTACTAGTAAAGTTAAACCAATTATCATTATTTGGACTATCAGTTTGTACAGTCCATACCAATTCCTTAACAGGGTGGTTGAAATTTAATTTAATTTTATTACCAGCAACTTCTTTGCCGGTAAATTGTAATTGTTCAATTAAATATTCATGAGAAGATTGAGCGAATTTTCTACGTTCATCAGTATCTAAATAAACATAATCAACCCACAATGATGCATTAAATGATCCTTCTGGAGTTCCGCCCTCTTTAACACATTCTGTATCAGAAGCAAATTGAATATTAATTTTAACTTCATGATATTGTAAACCAATTAAAGGTAATGCTAAACCAACATTGCGACAGAACCAAAATTCAAGAGGAATATATAAATTACCATTTATATCACCTCCCTTTCCACCAACCATACTGAAATAAGCATCTTTTTTACCAACCGGTAATGATAACTCATTCCAGATATACATCCATTCAGCATAATGTTTATCTATTTTTTGTCCTCCAATTTCAACTTCAGCATATTTTACTAAACGTAAACCGTAATAGGGGCAGCAATTTGACGCTGTTGTATTAACAACTAAATAAGCACGACTAATTAAATCACCATTTCTAGAAATAGTGCTTGTAATACGTTGTCCATAACCAACGGAACCATTGAAAGTTTGTTGAATAGATTCTAAAGCAAAGTTAGTATGTCTACGATATACTACTTTGAAAAAGGTAATTTGAGGATTACCTGTTAAATATACATCTTGAGCACCATAAGCAACGAGTTGAAGGAGACCACCACCCATTTTATTTTAGTTCTTTCTATTATATTATTTAAGAAAAAAAATAAGTAATAACTTATCTAGTTGGAATACGCGATACCGCCCATACCAGATAATATACGTAATACGTTGTAATTTACAGCATATACAGATACCATATCGACATCATCGCCGTCATCATTATATTCTAAATCTAATGTTGCAGAATCAATACGAGACATATTTAGAGTGCCAGATGGTTGATGTTCTTCGGGTTTTAATGCGAAAGAATAAACATTGATACCAACGTTATTTGGTACATTTTCGTGATGTTGGAATGGTTGTACCATAGAGAAATACATACCATCGCGTTGAGCGAAACGATCATTGCCATTAAGTGTTAGTTTGGCTTTAGATACCAAATTGGTCGCCGTACCCGCTGGACCAATAAGATTAGCGAGAGATTCATATTTTTTATCAGAGAATGTAGTAATAGCATTAACATCATTAGTATAATTTAACCAATTAACTTTGTCTCTGCTAGCACATTCGGCAACCCATACTAATTCTTTAACAGGGTGATTAAAGTTTAATTTAATTTTTCTATTTGCTTGTTCTTTTCCAGTAAATTGTAATTGTTCGATTAAATATTCATGAGAAGATTGAGCGAATTTTCTACGTTCATCAGTATCTAAATATACATAGTCTACCCATAAGGAAGCAGTTAATACACCAGCAGTGCCAGCACCAGCAACATCACCGGCATCAGCAAATTGAATATTTACTTTAACTTCATGATATTGTAAACCGATTAAAGGTAATGCTAAACCTACGTTGCGACAGAACCAAAATTCAAGAGGAACATACATAGTACCAGGATTTGAGCTACCACCGGGTCCTCCAACCATATTATAATAAGCTTGTTTTTTGCCAACAGGCATACTTAATTCATTCCAGATATACATCCATTCACCATAATGTTTGTCTATTTTTTGACCGCCTATTTCTAATTCAACATATTTAATAGCGCGTAAACCAACCATTGGGGCTATTCCAGCACTAGCAGTAGTTGACATTTCTAAATAAGCACGGCTGATTAAATCACCATTTCTAGAAATGGTAGCAGTTACGCGATTGCCCCAACCAACAGAACCATTAAAAGTTTGTTGGATAGATTCTAAAGCAAAGTTAGTATGTCTACGATATACTACTTTGAAAAAGGTAATTTGAGGATTACCTGTTAAATACACATCTTGTGCACCGTAAGCTACAAGTTGAAGAAGACCGCCACCCATTTTAATTTATACTTTCTTTTATACTATATAATTAGAAAAAAAAAATAAGACACAAACTTAATTCGAATATGCAAGACCACCCATACCAGATAAAATACGTAAAACATTGTAATTAACAGCAAATACTTGCAAATTACCTGCCTTCTTAGTGTTATCCTCTATTTTTAATGCTAATACGGCACTATCTATACGAGACATATTGAGAGTACCCGATGGTTGATGTTCTTCTGGTTTAATAGCAAATGAATATACATTAATACCGCCATTCTTTGGTACATTAGTATGATGTTGATATGGTTGAATTTTATCAAAATAAGTACCATCGCGCGGAGCAATACGATCATTGCCATTAAGTCTAATGTGTGCTGTAGTTACAGGATTAGTGCCATCAACAGCGACATCATCGTTTGTAGAATAATTATTCCATTGTAATACCGGGTTTTTAGTAGTAGCACCTTTATCACCCGGCCATTTAGAAACCCATACTAATTCTTTGCAAGGATGATTGAAATTTAATCTAACTTGAGTATTATATGATTCTTCACCAGTATATTGTAATTGTTCAATTAAATATTCATGAGATAATTGAGCGAATTTTCTACGTTCATCAGTGTCTAAATATATATAATCAACCCATATATCAACTCTAGTAATATCACCAATTGATACAGAATTACCAGATGGTAGATGTTCTGTAGGGGGATTAGCTCCTGCATCTTTTGCTGTAAAATTAATAGCTACTTCATCTTTTTCAGCAAAATCAATTTTGAATTTTACTTCATGATATTGAAGAGCGATTAAAGGTAATGCTAATCCAACATTGCGACAGAACCAAAATTCTAATGGAATATATAATTTAGTTGAGGCGATTGCTTGAACAGTAGATAAAGCGGTACCATTTGCACCAACCATTTTATCATAACCATATCTTTTACCAGAAGGCAAAGATAATTCATTCCATATATACATCCAATCCGCATAATGTTTATCAATTTGCTGACCTCCGATTTCAATAGTTACAGATTTTAATAATTTTAATCCAAGATAATTTACGTAATGATCTTTAGCTTGATCTTGAACATAACCCAAACCGGGTAATTCAGCTTCAACATATACTCTATTTATTAAATCACCATTTCTAGATACAGTGCAAGTTACAGAACTACCGTATTGCGCTGTTCCATTATAAGTTTGCATAATAGATTCAATTGCGAAATTAGTATGACGTCTGTAAACTACTTTGAAGAAAGTAATTTGAGGATTACCAGTTAAATATACATCTTGAGCACCATATGCTACCAATTGAAGAAGACCACCACCCATTTGTTATTTTATCTTTTTATACTATATAATTAGAAAAAAAAATAAGGATAAACACAATATACTTAAAAGAATTATTATTAAAAGGTTATATAATAATGTTTAAAGATAAAACATCTAAAAAAAGATTAAATAATACAGAAAATTATAAAGATAAATATACTTTAGATACGATGCATCATAATATAATTAAAGATTTTGAAAATAAATCAAAAAAACATAATGAATATATTATTAACTTAGATAAATTAAATTTAGATAGAAATAATATAATGTCAAATATTGAAATATTATCACAAGATAAAGATAATTTAAATAAAAAACAATATAATAGTTTGTGGAATTCAAATATTAAAATCAAAGAAGATATATATAATATAAATAAAGAATTGAAAATTATAGAAAACTATAATGAAATAGATTATTATAAAGATACGAGTGATATATTGTTTAATTATTATGATATTATTGAAAATCAATCTAAAAATAATAATCTTGCAAAAAAAACTGTTCTTGATGCTTTAAATAATAAAAATGTTACACATGTCAATAATACTGATAAAAGTAGTTTAGTAGATGAATATTTATCATTAACTAACAATCAATATGTAAAAAAAAATTTAAATGAAAATATAGAAATATGCAAAGAATGTCAAAATTCATTGACTTGTTTACAACATGAAGCAATAATGATATGTGAAAAATGTGGATATCAAGAATTATTATTAGTAGAACAAAATAGACCGATATTAAAACAAAATGCGAAAGATACATCACATTTTAGTTATAAAAGAATTAACCATTTTAGAGAGTGGTGTAATCAAGTTCAAGGAAAAGAAAGTACCGATATACCAGATGAAATTTTTGAAAAAATTTTAAATGAAATAAAAAAAGAAAAAATAGAAGACACTAAAAGTATAACTTATACTAAAATGCGGGAAATATTAAAAAGATTAAGAATTAATAAATATTATGAACATATAAATTATATTTTAAATAGAATAAATGGTATTCCAACTCCCCAATTTTCATCAGAATTAGAAGAAAAATTATGTTTAATGTTTAGGGATATTCAAGCACCTTTTTTAAAACATTGTCCAAAAGACAGAAAAAATTTTTTATCATATAGTTATGTTTTATATAAATTTTTTCAAATTTTAGGTTTAAATGAATATCTTAAGTATTTTCCATTATTGAAAAGCAGAGAAAAATTATATTTACAAGATCAAATATGGAAAAATATATGCGAAGAATTAAATTATCCGATTATTCCATCGTTATAATTATTTTGATTCTTTTTTTATTACTTCTCTTATATTAGTACTTAAATTTTTAACATATTTACTTGATAATTTCTTTAAAACTTTTTCTATTATTTTTTTATTTATTTTTTTACCACCTCCTGTCAAAGAACCAAATGATGAATATGATGTATCTATATTTCCTATTTGCGGCATTTCATATCCGGGGCTACTATAATCTCTTTGTAATGTATCTAATACAGTATGTTTAGTTGGTTCTATAGATGATTCTAATACATATTTACTACATTCTCCGTTTTCTATTGGCACAGCACAACCTCTGCCTCCTTTTTTCATTCTATTTTCTAAAATATATAAACAATTAAATTTATTATTTTTTATAATATGTATTCATATGATAAATTATTACAGTTATATTATAAAACTGATAATTCAGAACATTTTAAAAATAAATTTGTAGATAATTTAGTTCATAATATTAATAGCGACATTATAATTAATGATGAAAATTTTTTATTAGATTTTATTATTATTAACAATTTACATTATAAAATTGAAAATTATATTAAATATATATATATTATTGTTCCTTTATTATTTTTCAATATATTTATATTTGGGTTTAAACAATTTATTTATATGATTTAATAAAGTAATATGGATTATAATACAGGTGGTAGAGTTAATTTTGATGGTACAACAGATAATAATGCAAATAATTTAAATAATATTAGTATCGATCAAAAATTTTCTATTGTTATTGGCGAAAATGCAGGTCAAACTATTTTACCATCTGCTTCAACAAAAGATGAATTTAATATTTTAATAGGACAAAATACAGCACAATTTTCTAAAAATATAGAACATTCCGTTATTATTGGTGAAAATGCAGGAAAATTTTTAGATAATGGTAGTGAAAATATAATTATTGGTAACGATTTAAATAATAATATTTCCAATATTCATAATCTTATATCAATAGGTTATTCAAATATTTTTAATTCGGATTCTATATATAATAATATATTTGGCACTTCAAATATTTTTTTATCAAATATAAATTCAATATTTGAAATACCAATATCATGTAATAATATAATAGGCAATAATAATACTGCTAATAATTTAAATAATTCAATTATTATTGGTAATTATAATAATTTTAATAGCTTATCTAAAAATAATTTAATATGTATTGGCAATGATATTGAATATAATGATAAACTATCTTTAAATATAGATAATTCTATTATTAAAAATAATAATAATTCTTTTACTAAAAATGATCTAATATATAATTATAATAATTTATTTATTGGTAATGATGATCATACAAAAATAGGTATCGGATTTAATGATTATAATTTAATTAATAATATTATAGAAAATGAAACATCTAATATTTATTATAATAATTTAAAATTGCAAAATCTTTCTATTGATTTAACAAGTAATACGTTTGAGTCAACTATTATTTTAAATATTACTAGCAATTATGATAATAAATATATACAAAGTATTAGAAATAGTGAAATACAAACTTTTTTTAATATCGTAAAAATTACTCCTCTTTATACTAATAATGAATTACTTCCAACTTATTTAAATGAAATACCACATACATATTCTTATATTACAGATATCGCCAAAGAGTTTTATGATCAATCTGCCCTTTTTATTGAAGAAATTGAAAATCAAAAAATATTAAATAATACAAATCATTCATTATATGTTAATAATGGAATTAATACAGATCATTTATCTATTAATAATAATAATAATAATAATATTTCATTATATTCTTCTGATAATTTAATTAGTAATATTAGTTATATTTTACCAAATAATAATATTAATACTCTTAATACAGATAATAAATATGTTTTATCAATTTCAAATTATAATGAATTATATTGGTTATTAAATACAGATATTGATGATAATAATTTTAAATTTGATAATATTTCAAATTATTTAAATAAAATTGAAAGCAAAACTTCTAATATAAATATATTAAATAATGGAAATATAATTTTAAATTCAGATTTTACTGTTAATGGAGTATTAAATATTAACTCACTTAATATAACTGGTAATAATTCTTTTTTAACTAAAGATGAAGTTTCTTCTATTCAAGGCGAAGCTGGTCCTCGTGGTTTAAAAGGTGATAGGGGAAATAATGGCAGTAAAGGCGATAAAGGTGATAAAGGTGATAAGGGGGATGGATTTAAAAGTGTTAACTATGATAATACAACCGGTATAATTACATTTGATAGTGATGATGGATTATTTTTAAAAACAGATGATATACGAGGACAAAAAGGCGATGGTTATATTGGTGCATATTATAATATAGAATCAGGTAAAATTACATTCTTAGGTACAAAACAAGAATTAAATTTTACAACCAGTAGTATTATTGGACCATCTGGTGAAAAAGGAGATAGTATAGGCGAAGTAATATTTTATAATTTTAATAAAAGTGTCGAATTAGGAAGAATAGGAGATTCTTTGATTTCTACGATTGATATTTTAATACCAAATGGTCAACAGGGAATACAAGGTATACAGGGTTTTACAGGATTACAAGGTGAAAAAGGAGAACATGGTATTCAAGGTATTGAAGGTGCACCAGGACCATCTGGTCCACAAGGATCTAGAGGACCTCGTGGTATTGCAAATGTTATTGCGCCAGTAAATGCAGGTGATTATATTACAATTAATTATGATAATTCTGGATATCCTAAAATTAATGCTGATATTAATAATATAGTAGCACAAATTCAATCTGATTCATCTATTGGACTAGATTCTATTTTACATGATAATATTTTAGAAATTGAAGGTAAAACTTCCAATATTGAAATAATTGATTCTGGTAATATTAAATTAAATAGTGATTTAACAATAATAGGTACATTATATACTAATGATTTAAATGTATCTGGAAATTTAACAGCAATTACTACAAATAATTATATAACTGAAAATATTGAAATTACTAGTACATTTGCAAATGGTCCGTCATTAAAAATAACACATGATGACGGCAATGATAATATAGTTGAAATTTATAATTATTCTACCAATAATGTTTTTACAATTAATTCAATTGGTAATGTTTGTATTGATACAAATCTTAATATTGGAACAAGTACATTATATTCTACTAATACAATTTTATATGTAAAAGGTACATCTCATGGATATGCTGAACCACTTGTAAAAATAACACAAGAAGGTATATGGTCTGGTAATCACGCACTTCAGGTAGATGGTTATACTAATTTAGATAATATCAGAATAAGTGGTGAGGATACAGCTGCTACAATATTAAAAACTAATGTTGGAAAAATGTCAATTGTTACTTACGATGGTGATATGATATTTGATCCAAATGGTAATGTTGGTATAGGAATTAGTAATCCATCAAAAAAATTAGATGTTGCTGGCGATATTAATTTATCTGGTGATTTATTTATCGATGGAACTAAAATAATATTTGCATCGGATATATTTCAATTTAATGGTTCTAATGCATATTATAATAGTGGTAATGTTGGTATAGGAATTACAACACCAAATAATAAATTTGATTTAAGGGATGGTGATTTAGAATTATCTCAGACATATTACAATGATGGTAAAAAATCTGAAATAAAATGGAGTTCAGAATCTGTTGCGGGTAGATATTATATAAGTAAAATATATTCAGAAGAAAGTGGAAATTATTCAGGTGATTTAATTTTTTCAACACAAAATAAAAATGGTTCTATTAATTCTACTAACAATGTTGAACCTACTGAAAAAATGAGAATTAAAGATAATGGTAACGTGGGTATTGGTATATCGCCTAGTTATAAATTAGATATTGATGGTGATATTAATATTAGTTCTGGTTCAAGTTTTAAAATTAATGGTTTAGCAATAGCAACAACAGATACAACATATATTGCAGGAACTGGTATTAGTATAAGTGGAACAACAATAAATTCTCAAATTACACAATATAGTAATTCAGATGTAGAAACTTTATTAAGTACTAATGCTATTAAAATTGGTATTGGAATAACACCACATTCAACTGCTACATTAGTTATTAAAGGCGAAACAATATTTGAAGGTACTGATAGAAATACGAATATAAATTATTCAACAGACGAACATACATATATTAGAGGTGGAAAAAATACTTCATACGTTTTATTAAATGATAATGGTGGAAATGTAGGCGTGGGAACTGTAACACCGGGATATACATTAGATGTAACTGGTGATATTAATTTCACTGGTAATTTAACACAAGGTGGTAGTGCATTTACATCATATACTGATTCAGATGTAACTACATT